GTCACATCATTCTTCTCCAGCATCAAGACAGTCTCAAAATCTACATCATTTTTCAGGAAGTTGACAACCTCTGACTCGGTCATGGAAGGAAGTCTACGATTGAAGAACCAGTCTCTGTTCCTAACCAGAGTGTTGAACCTGACACCCTGGTACCAGAGACCATCCGAGAATTGTATCGATTCTGGTACTTCTACTGGGTAAAACACCCCTCTGCTGTGGCAAACTGTTGCAGTTTTCCCGTTTATTCCCTCGAGGTAAACTGTCAGCACCTGAGACTTGTGATCAAAAGTTTTCACAATTCTGAAGTCGACAAGATCAACAACCCTCTTGTAGTTGAACTTCTTGTCGAGTCTGAAATTCAGGACATTACCTTGAGCGGCTCTGGCCTCGCAGACATGGAGTGTTCTTGATGTGTCAGACATGTAGATGTCACCAACACTCATTGGCCTTCTCTTGAAGAAGCTTTGAATCTCCATGTCCAATGTCCTACACATGCTTTGAAGACTCCTGTGGAATTGATCGAGTTCTATGATATTCTTTGCCCTAATCGACCTTGAGCCATGCCTTTCCTGAATAACAAAGCATTCATTCCCAGAGCTAACGAGCACCTCAAGATCCCCTGACCATGAAATCTTCCCTGACTTGCTAATTGTCTTCTTCTGCCTCTTCAAATATGTGAAGTTCAGATCTTTCCAATCTATCAACTTGTCCCTGAACTCAGGTTCTGGCAATGTGTAAGCTGCAACAAGCTTTATTGCCTTTTGCGTTGTGAAATCAAAGCCAGCCAGAGATTTTATTCCTCTCACAATGGTTTGAACTGCCTCAGTCAAGCTCTCGCCTGAAACCTCACCCTCAATGTCATTACTGTCCATGTTTGTGAACCTGCCTGTCTCCCTCATTAAGATAAGGTTGTGATACAACTTAACCTTATCAACCTTGCTAGCCATTGTATTTGCCCAGACTAGTTGATCTGGTGTGTAACCTGAGTCCAATATCGCAACCATCCCTGGCATGTGATTATACCTCTTGAGGCTCGTGGCAGTCAGGTGCAGACTTTGGGTTGTTGGCCCATAGGCAAAGGTTTGTATTCGAGTTGATTTCGATGCTTTATGTATCTTTGTCAGGTAGAAAAACATGTCTAGCGGTCTGATGCCCCTTGACTTGCAATCTTCAATAAAATCATCCAAACTTCTCATGTCCATGCCAATCAGCTTCTTGAATTCTTCGACATCTTCCTTGCTAGCGTCTTGTGACAGCCCAAAAGATGTTTGTAAGATTGATTTTAGCCCACTGCTGAATTCATAATTGAAATTGTTCACAGTCCAGGTCCTAACAGCTTGTGAGTACTTCTTGTCAGTACTCTTCAGTGCTCCAAATTTCCCTGCCAGTTGCTCGACAACATCTAGAGACCTGTGGTTTGGAAACAAGACTTGTATGAGCCCTTTTGTATCCAGATCTTCTTTGTCCTTGACTTTCTCCAAGCCCATCTTCAAGTACTCTGAATAGGTGACACGAGTTGTTTCTAGTGATGTTATGTCCTCACATTTTTCCAGATCATAACCAGATTTGTAGGCCCTTGTGTAGGCCCATGCCTTTGCTGATCGGTAAGCTGCAAGTCTCCCAATGTAAATAGCTGGAGAGGTCCTTCTTAATGCTTGAGCAGCACCCTTTGTGAATAGTTTTGCTCGAACCATCATCAATGACTCTTTTGGAGTCTGAGGCCCTCTCACTATCATGAAAGGGTTTCTCTCAAAGAATTCCTCAACTTCCTCTGGCTTTGAATTTGTCCTCTCACGCATTTTTGCCAATTGTGTTATTATCCCCTGCTGAATGCCAAAGTGGTCTTTCTTCATCAGATCATCATCTTCTCTTTGGAACATCTCCTCTTGATCTCTCCTCGACAATGACGTGTATAGCAACTTTAAGGCTGGGTTGTTAGAGCCGGATTTCCTTAGTATCCTGTAGTTGTAAAATTCAGGTCCAATGATGTCTTGAAGGTCTGCATCATACATTGGGTAGACACCAAAGTCATAAGGTATCTCAGCTTTCCTCTGGCCAAATATTGTCCCAACATCGTTGACATCCCCTGACCCTGTTCCGAAGATCTTGTCAAAGTGAGATGAGTTCAACAAGTGTGCATACATACATATCAGTGAGCTGCAGCCATTTTCCCTCATCTGTCTAATCCGTGAATAAGACTCATTGACAAATGTGGTGCAAGAAGTTGTCTCAATTGTGTCTGTGGAAGCAAGGCTGAACTTAATGGTTGGTGACATTGTTTCAAGATTGGCCATGTAAGCAGAATTCAACTCATACATGACGTGGCCAGATGCCGACTTTATAGAAAGCTCCATGCAATGCAACCTTTCTGAGACCCTCTCGCACTGGCCAAACAACATGAGTTGGAATTTGGCAGAAGGTTTTGACAGATCAATGGCAATTATTGTCCCCTTGTCATCTGAACCCAACCGTGTTCTCCATTTTATGCATTGATCCACGCCAAGCTGGCTTAGGCATTCCTTAAAAAGTGAGTCTCTTAAGCTTATGCAAGACAAACCAAGCACACTTGAATTGTAATGAGGTATTCCTTGGCACATGTTTGAGTGATTAACCATGTATGGTTGACCGTCCTTAAGGAACTTCTCCTTGATATTCTGCATGGCACTGTCATTGTGCTTGACATCCCTGTGTAAGAG